CATGCTTCTGAAGGGTGTGGGGAAGGTGCGCATCGTCGTAGGTCAGCGTGGCCCAACACGACGGACGACGGCCGGTGGCCTGTACTTCGAGCCCGCACCGCACCATCCAGTCGCGTGCACGAGCCTGTCGGCAACCGACGCAGCCTCCGCACGGAAGCGCAAGAGCCTCAGCTCCCACGCGAGGTTCACGGAAAGTGAGAGTGCCGGAGGCGGTGCGCCAGGCACGACGTCGGTGGAAGCAGGGCATGTCACAGCCGGATGCCACCACGGAAGGACATCGCGCCGTTCTTCTTGTGCGTCTTGCTCTGGCGGGCGTTGAACTCGTTCTTCGAACGGGACTTGTTGACCCGACGTCGCATGTGATCTCCGGCTGATTGTTTAGACAGGAGCGGGGCGCTCCTGTCATTTAGCACATTACTAACAAGAGAGGGTAATGTGCAAGACCCCCCTGACCCCCCTTGAAAGGGGGGGAAGAAAGCAGAGTAAAAGACTCTGAATAGGATAGAAATAGCATAGGGCTGGGGCGCGCCTGGCTGGGGGGCTGAGCCCCCCTCGCCATGCAGCGCCACCTGCCTGCGCCCCCCGTGGTAGACAGATAGATACGCGCGAGAGGAAAGAAAAAACCGCACGGAAAAGACAGATTGATCGGGGGGCGCTGGCTGGTAGAGACAGAGGTAACTGTAAGATTGATAATAAGATATGAGATTGATAGTAGGGAAAGAAACAGGCCCCCTTTCGGGGGCCTGAGTCACACCGGGCGGATGCCGGTGATGTAGGAGAGGGCTGCTGCGGCCAAGGCCGTGAGGAGCCCGATGAGCCACGATCGAGGCTTACGCATCGGTGGCCTTCACTGGCGCGCTCTCGCTTGCCGAGGACCCCTCCGGGGTGGAGGGAACCTCCACCCCTGCGGCGTCCTGATTGACGATCCGCAGCCGACCGTCGGCTACCGCCGACACGAAGTCGGAGTAGGTCGGATACTGCGATCTGAGGGACTCCGGGAGAGTCTGATAGGCGTCCTTCGCGTCCTGCACGGCGATCATCGCCGAGTGCAGGTCGAGGGACATGTCCTGTTCGCCGAACTGCACCGCCCTGAACATGGGCGGGGCGAACGGGTAGAAGCGAGCGACGATGTTGTTGATATCCGCCTCTTCGGCGAACTCCTGACGCGTCCGGTTCTCCTCGGGAGGACACCGGAGGCCGAGCTCGGCCGTGATCGCGTCGTGGTCATCGAGCTGCTGGCGCAACTGCATGGCTACCTCGGACGGATGAGGATGGGAAGGGCCTTCAGCAGAGGGCCGAAGATGCCCAGGCGCTCAGCGAACTGCGCGCCGTACTTCCGCTCGGAATTCAAATACTGCACCGCCGCCGCCTCGGCCGCTGCGCGCGCGAGGTCGGCCGGCTGCCGAGCGTTGTTGAACTTGAACTGCTGCTCGAGCAACCGAGCATTCCAGATCTTCTGATCCGTGTCGTTCAGGATGTTGGCCTTCTGGACGCCCATCAGTTCCTTCTGGCCCTGCTTCAACTGCAGGTCGGCGTCCGACTGAGCGCGCTGGATGCGCATGTTCTGGCGCTGTTCCGCTGAGGCGCGATACGCGGCGCCGGCGTCGCCGATGGGGTCGCCCTGGCCGACGTTGGTACCGGTGGGGGTCGAGGCCTGACTGTCGTACGCCAGACCGGGGTTGAGGCCTGCGGCCTTGAGATCGTCGACCCGACGCTGGACGGCGGTGTTGGACATGCGCTCCGAGAACTTCCGGTTACGCGCGCCCTCCTTCCGCATCTCGGCGTTCTGCCGGGTCGCCCCGAAGAGCGACCCGGCAGCAGCGATCCCATTGGCAATGGGATCCCAGTCCATCAGAACCGCCCGAGGGTGACCGGAGTCCCGTACATCGGGACGGGCCGGGTGGCCTCACGCTGCACCATGAACGTGCCGAGGAACTGCTGGTTGTCCGCCGCAGCACCAGCTGACACGGCCCGCTCCATCTGGTCGTTGTTCTCCTCAACGAAGGTCTGACCAAGAGTCGGCGCGACGGTGAAGTACTGGCCGAGATGCCAGGGCGCGAGCGTGCCGGCCGCCTGCGGCCGGAACTGGCCATGGACCTCAGAGACCCGCGTCCGGTACTCATGCCAGCGCTCCTGGTAGCCGAACACGGTGTTATCGGACACGTCCGTTCCGGTGCAGTAGAGCTCCTGCAGCAGGACCGCCTGCTCGCCGAGCCCGGCAAGGGCGGGGATGTAGAAGTCATACTGCGTCGAGCGGGACCACATCTTGTTGAGACCCTGCGCGTAGCTGAGCTCGGACCGCACGTTCACGATGCCGATGATGTAGCCGTGCTCAACGGCGGCGAACTCGGCGACGTGCTGCCCCGTGGCCGTGGCCGCCGCACCGAGGGCACCGACCCCGGAACCGCCGGTGGCCGTCTGCGCAACGGGGGTGATCACCAAAGGGGTCGAGCCCCCTCCGATGTACTCCGGGCGCTGGAGACGCGCGTCCGGGCTCTTGACCTTGAACTGGTGCCAGAGCTTCTCGATGTAGCGTGTGCCGCCGCGCGCGTCACGCTCCAGCAGGGTCTGGATGAGCCACGCCTGGCGGAGGTTGTTCAGCAGCAGGCCCGCACCCGTCGCACTCAGGTTGGCATACACCTCGGGGACCGCGCCCGCCGCGGCAGTTCCACGGACGCCGACCGTGGTCGCCACGGTCGTGTAGGTCGAGAAGGGATAGTTGACCGTCGCGCCGCCCGTCTCGATGAAGTTGACGCCGACGTTGGCCATGTTGCGCGTCTGGAAGCCGATGCCAGTGACGGGCGCGCTGCCGGTCAACGGCACAGTTGGCGCGGTGAACTTCTGTGGCCAAGGCAGGCAGCTCGTGAAGTAGTCGTGCGCCTTCGCACGCTTGGCGATGACGTAGTTCCCCGACACATCACCGGAATCGGCGGTGTTCACCGACAGCGAGTTGATCAGGTTCTCGTCACGGAACCAATCGTTGTAAATCAGGTTGTACGCCCGGAGCGGGAGCACGTTGACCGAAATCGTCTGCCCGGCCGTAAGCACGGTGGGCAACCCCATGTGGTCATAGACGCTGTTCGCCGCGAAACCCGCCACGGGCGAGACGAGCTGCGGGATCGTGAACGCGATGCTATCAGCGGGATTCACCTGCTCGCCGAAGAACTTCTCCGCGTTGCCCCAGACGAGGCGCATCGGCACGAAGAACCAGAACGTGTCGATCTGCAGGTTGTCGAAGTTCGGGAACAGCATGGTCGCCGCCCGGACGTACGCCGTCGTGCGGTACTTCAGGTGATCGCCCGGAAGCACCTCGTCGACACAGTACGGGTAGAGCCCGCCGACGTCGAACGTCTTCTTGACCGTCCAGCGATTGAGGAACTTGGAGCGCGGGACATCCGGGCTCTGCACCATCGCCGCGCCTGACTGGGAGGCTAGCTGACGTGCGGGAAGGCCGATGGTCACTTGGCCTCCAGCACCTGGGCGGCCGTCGCGAGGACGGCCGGCGCCGCCCACGGTTCGATGATGCCCGTGTCGGTGTCGAACTCGCCGAGCGAGATCAGCTCGAAGTCGGCGGGATGCTTCGCAAAGATGGACCCTTCCGTACGGCAGAGGTCGCCGAACTGGCGGAGCGCCACGGCGTCGTGCTTGAACAGCACGAGGCCTGCAGTGTCGCCGATGAACGAGGACGCTGCGCGATCGTGGAAGCCGTAGATACGGACCTTCATAGGGCTCGCCTCTCCTTCTTGAGTGAGACGCGCTTGTTGGCGATGATTTCGCCAGCTCTCTCGCGGAGCTTCGCGTCAAGAGGTACTGCTGCGAGATACGTGTCCTTCTCAGCCTTCAGCGACTCCAGCTCATCGGGCGTCGCGTGCTTCTTGTACGCGTCGTGCAGGAAGCGGGGGACTCGGACCTCCTTGCCATCCCAGATGGCAGTCTTGCGCCACGAGCGCCAGAACTTCCGGGCATCGCCACCGATGCCCGGGCGACGACTCATCAAGAGGAACGGGGGCTGATAGGCGATCGTGCGGCCGAGCAGCTCGCCGGTCTCCAGGTCGATGTCGTCCTCGTACTGCACCTTCGTGGGGTACCCCTGATTCTTGGCGGTGTAGCCGGCGACGTAGGCGATCGCGGGAGGTTCCAAGCGGTCGACCTGAATGCGACCCATGCCCCACGCCTCACGGATCACCTGGTCGTCACCGGTGCCGAGACCGAACAGAATCGTGTGATAGTGCGGACGGCCGTTGCGTTCCCCGTACTCACCGCACCCAAAGTGTCGGTAACGGCGATCACCCAAACGTGCCCGGAGGCGCTTGTGAAACGCCGAGAGGTCATGCTTCTGAAAGGTGCGGGGAAGGTGCGCATCGTCGTAGGGC